CCGGTCAGGGAAGACTTGACGCATTTCATCTTCGATACCAAGCTTTTCCAACATAAGGTTTTTATACAACTCTTCTCCGGCATCAAGGTCATAATTAAATCCATTGCACACTTGCTCCATTAAAATTGTAGATACTGTATGCTCAAAGGCTACAATATTTTTGTTGTCTGATATAAAACTCTTTTGTTTATTGAAGATAGCTTCGCCAAGTCGAGTGTCTTGCTGACAGTACTTGCCCATCTCTAGGTTGTAACTAGTCCAGCCCAAGGTATACTCTGACTTAGGAAAGTTAAGATGTATACCCCATGACTTGAGTGAGTTGTCTTTGAATGGGTGGGTGTTGATGTCTGGATGCATTAGCTTACTGATGATAAGTGTATCAACAATACGCTTAGGCATAGTCATATTGTACAGCCTACGCATGACCGGGTAGTCATACCCCAAGATGTTGTGACCGATAATAACATCAAATTGTTTGAGGTAATTTACAAGCTCAGGCATCTGATGTTCTAACCAAAGTACTGGTTCTTGATTAGGAATCTTGGTAGCTGCACATAATACACGAGTAACTTCCTTGTGAGGATTACCTTTAGAATCTAATACTAACTCAGCTAAACCATTTCCTTCAATATCAAGTACACATACTTTCATTAGAACTCCTGTTGTTGTGGTTCAAATACTACTGAGCCATCCTCAGCAATAGCGAATCCAATTTCTTCTAGTCTGCCTGACACATGGTCATAATATAATGTACTTGCAATACCTGCTCGACCAGTCAAACGATTCTTGAGTACACGCACTAGTGTGGTGTTAGCAATCTTCTCGTCTGTGTTCTGTCGATCTCTCTCCAAGGCAATGACTGTGTTGGGTACAGATGCCAATGCACCTGAGCCACGCAGATCTTGCAGGGTAATGCGATCACCCTCTTCGTATGCCTTGTCACTCTTCTTGAGTTGTGATACGATGTCTACATGCACACCTGTACGCACAGCAATAGCACGGAGTTCCTTCATGAGTGTATCAATAATGATACGCTCTGAGTTACCACCCTCGACATCCTTAGTCTGCATACTCATAAGTCCTGCAGCAGCAGCGGTAATATGGTCAAGCACAATGACATCTACCTTGAGAGAGGTTGCCATGAACTCCATACGAGCTAGTAGATTAGCCATTGCACTGTTACCTAAGTGGTCATACACATAGAAGTTTGTGCCACACAGTTGTGCCTTAGCTGCTGCGTATTCCTCATCAGTAAGATCATCAACCATAGCCATGTTGATTTGTTTCTTGCCAAGCATGGTACGCAATTCATTCATCATTCGTCCTGCTCTAATAGCACGGACTGGTTTGTTAAGTATCAAGCTGATCATATCATCCATAGTTTCCTGTGGAGATTCCTCAAGCATGATACACCCAACACTACGACCCTCTACTAAGTGATGCATCATAAGCTCACGAAGTATAGTAGACTTACCAGACCCAGTACCGGATGCCCATAGGGTAATCTCTCCACTACGCTGACCAATCAGGAACTCTGATAGACCATCGTAAGGGAAGGGGTAGACACGAGCATGGTTCATAGCCTGTGAGTCTGTAATAACTTTAGAGATGTGCATGATCTCATCAGGAGAATACTGTTGTGCTTCCCATAGTGCTGATACCAATTGCTTGGTCTGAGCATTCATGTAGCACTCACTAGCATCCTTGTATGGGAGCTTAGCAATCTTGCACTTACCCGGAGGTAGTAGATCAGCAACTTCCATAGTAGCTTTCTGTCCTGCCTCATCCATGTCAAAGCATAGGACAACTTCAGCGTATGAGTTAATGAACTCAAGATTCTCTTTGATAGACTTGGCTGCAGAGGTAGCACCATTAGGGATAGACACGACAGCCCATGTACCACCGAGTACTTGGTTGACTGTCATACAATCAATCTCACCCTCAGTAATGATAAGCCGCTTGCCTCCTGCCTTCCATAGGTTCTGACCAAAGAGTTCTAAACCTTTGGCACTACCACGCCAAGCAAACTGTTTGTTAGGACCACGAAGGTGTTGTCCTAATAGCTCACCACTTTGATAGTAGTTAGCAATGTGTACTTCCTTGCCATTGATCTTGGCTACCTGATAGCCATACATGCGGCAAGTCTTTTCCGTAACGCCGCGATCCTCAAGATCAATGTAAGAACCAGTGAGCACTTTAAATTCTTTAGGGGTTGTTGTAGTAAGTTCATCTGTCATCTCTGTTCCTTTAGAAGAGCGGTAATACTTGCATTTAAAACAATACACATGATCATCATAGACTGCAAGGTTGTCACCACTACGATCTGCACCATTCTGTACACAGCGTGGACACTCAGTCTTGCTTTGGAATAGACTCATTTAAATCAATTGATCCGATCTTTGCTAGCTTGATAAGAAACTCTGGGCTTAAACAGAAACTTGCTATAGCTTGATCCTCATCTGTTCGATATCCATTAGGATCTTCAGAACAGTACACAATAAAATTCACATTGTTATTAGACATCTGAATGCGTAGGTATAGTCTATCATCACCACCGATACCAGCATCATCCGAATGTACTATAAAAGAACCAACAGGAAAATTCATCTGCAACCATCCATCTCGTTCACTCATCTTTACCCTTGCCCCACCCTAAGGTGGTGTTGTCTGACATTTGATTAAAGCCAGATTTAATTAATGCCTTGATATCGTTACGCTCGTCAACCAATTTATCATACTTGTTTTGACTTGTCGTACCATCCGTTTCAATACGCCCAAGCTTGTGACTAAGTGCTGCCAGATCATATACCAGTTCTTCCAGTTCATTTAGATTCATCTTTATTTATTTCTTTTGGTTTACCAAAGATAGCTTCATAATTTTTTTCATAAGTTTCACGATCAACGGGGCGATACTTATCACCCTTACCTGACTGTGACTTGTCACGCTTCTTAGCTTTGAGCCAAGGTTTATCTTTTGCCAATTGAATCCTCCTTTATTAGGTATCCCCATTGTCTTAGTTTAGCTGCTTGCTTTAGTGTTATCCTACCATGCAAGGAGTCATATGCTATCAGTTCAGCACGGGCAGCATCACGTTCCTCTTGCAGGAGTGTGATTAAATCTTGTTGAGAAGTTCCTTCCATATGGGAAGTATTGGGCGGTTTTAAATCATCCATCAAACATACCTTCCTCATTTGAGAATATTATCTTATCAAAGACATGAGCACACCAAGGCATACAGAACTTGCATGGTCTTGCCATACCTAGCTTGCCTGTCTTACTAAATCTAAAGTTATATAATATCATGCGGTCAGTAGGGGTTTTAATCTTACGGAAGGCATCCAACTCAGAGTGTAGGTATGGGTACATGTAACCATACTTTACAGTTTTGGGGTGTGTCTTCCAATTATTACTACCTATAGCCAACAATTGTGATTTCCTTACAATCAAACTAATGTGTGCTCTATCCCTGTCAACCGTTGAGGCGACATGATAGGCTAGATTAACCCAGCGATCCATTTAATGCCATCCATGATATGGGGAATGCTTTAGCACAGCAATCAGATATTGCAAGTGCTACTTGTCGGCACTCATCCTGTGCGTGTGGGTCAAGACGGAGCTGACATACCCTGTTGAAACCATAGAGGGAGCCAGTCCAATACCACTCAGTCATCATAGACTGTGGTAGTACTGTCCTTGCTTGCTCAGGACAGACACCCTCATACAGCATGAGCCTGTATGTACTGAGAGAAGATTTGATTGATTCATTATAACACTGTTGTACTAATGCGCTATCCTTCACATACTCAGAGGAGGAACCTTGCTTCTTGTTCTCTGCTGCTGCCCTCCAGTTACTCTGTGGTGACCAGAAGGTAGGCTCATAGTCTACATACCGTCTACTAACTTCGTTCCATGCGAAGCCAACCTGATGCTTGGCTAGCTGCCTTGCAACAAAGATCGGAGCCTTAATATGGAACTGCAGGGTACAATGGGCAAACGGACTCCAATGCTTATGCTTAGCGAGATAAGTAATAAGCTTTATATTCTGTAGCTCAGTGTAGTTGGCTGCTTCCTTAGCGAAAGAAACACGAGCAGCATCTACTACGGTATTATCACTACCCATTTTGAGTAAGTGTTTTACGGACATCTCTTCGTATATCATACTTTTGTTTCTCCGATAAGTGTTTTACTTAGAAAAAAGGAAGGGGGATTTCTCCCCCTCCCTTCCTATGGTGGTGACAATAAAGTCAACGGATCTATCTCAGTCAACAAGTGCCGGACTGCTTGGACTAAGACCGATCAATACACCAGTTATAGGTTGCTTACTGACAGAGTGAAGTAACCATCTTCACCTGTTGCTGCCCATTGCTTTGTTACATTTAGGGAAATGATTTGAGAGTCATCTTCCCAAACCTTCTTGTTCATTGTATCAAGTATAGCTTTAGCAAAGTTATCAATATCAGGGCGAGGAGCATCTAACTCAGTAGACTTAGGCTTCTTAACATAGAGTTCAATGTCAACAGCAAGAGAACCAGTAAGGGGTACTAGGTCTGTGCCTAGTATATCCCATACTACCTCTGCTGCTTTCTCTCTGAACTCTTTATAAGTACCTGTGTAATACGCTCCCCATTTACCGACCCTAGGTCTTGATGCGGCAACTGGATTCAGATTAAATCTCCATTGATTAGAATGGGAGATCTTCATCCTCTGTTTCCTCAACATCAACAAGTGCTGGTGCAGACTTAGTTGGAGTAGCGGTTGACACGAAGCCACCATCTACTGCATCAAAACCTGAACCACCTGTAATGTTGTTGGCATTCTTCTCAATGATCTGAATGCCATTTAAGTACACACTAAGACTATTGTCTCGTGTGATAACACATGGTGAAAGCTTAAGTCTTACCTTATCTCCACCAAACGGTACGGTATCGGTTGGGGTAGCCTGTGAATCAACACAAGGGAACTTACCTTCCTCAACATGTACTCGGCTCTTAGCCTTGAAGGTACGCAATCCATCCTTCTCCATGATACCATTGATCTTAGTAGCACCTGACTTCTTAAGGATATCCTTGAGAACTTTATCAAGTGTCTTGTCTAAGACAACAGTAATGTTATGGTTGGCAGATGCCTCACCGAAAGCAATGTCTGGCTTAAGTAGATTGCTCCACTTAACTTCGACTACTTCAGTTACAAACTGTGGCATCTTCTTTAACTTGCTCTTGTTCATTCGTAGTTTCCTTCTTTAATGATGCGTTGATATTGTCAACTTGCATATTCAAATCCATTACAATAGTATTCATGCCAGATGCGAGCTGACTTAAGCCAGCCGAAAGCTGACTAAGATACGCAACAACACTATCGGTACGGATAGCAGGAACTTGTTCCTTTGTTTCAGTCTCGGTATTAGTTTCAGTATTCATATTTCCTCCTTTCTAAAAAATAATATCTTCTATAGCCCCAACTATAGGGCTAATGTTAAGTCTTTTGATTTACCACCATGTCTGTCCATGTAGGGATCCGGGCGAGGATGAACAGAGAAATCTCTGTGCCTTCCTTAAATCCTAGGATCTCACATAAGACTGCACTATACATAGCAGCGTTGGGGTAAATGTTTTTCTGAGTTTGCTGACCAATAATACTCTTGATCTCTTGTATTCTAAAGTGATACCACGGATGGTACGCTTCGATATAGTTTGCTACATCTTGCCAAGCTGGGTCAATGCCATCCTTATAGAATGAATTACCAAAGCCAGCAATAGGAATCTTCCTATTGAGGATGTCTACTATATCTCTAGTAGATGTGATCAACATCAGACGAGCCTCAGAGATAGGTGCATGATAGACACCAAGAGTTAAGATAGCCGAAGCTAATGCATTCTCTAAGCGTCCTGTTGTACCACTCGCGTTAAGACATGCCATTGAACTAGCGTTAGGATTATTCCTTGCTGAGTTAGCATGTGCTTCTATCACCATGTTTAATAAGACTTGGTGATTAATAGAACCATGCGGTTCAACTACATAGGGTAGGTCAACTGTTATTTTCATAATGGCATCAGTTCTAAATAGGGTGCGCCATTAATGACAACACCACAACTAATCACAGGCTTCTTGATATTGTTCTCACCGTACTTCATACCGATGTGCTTGCGATCTACACCACAGCCTACATTCATACCGAAGATAGCATTGAGAGGGCTGACCTGCCAGTTGATACCTGCACATGAGTGATGGTGTCCTGCTACAACGGACATACCAAGTGCCTTGGCTGTGTTGAACGAGGGGTACATACTAGAGCCACCAGTACCATGATGATAGAAGACTCTATCAACGGTATGGTTCTTTACCCATGACCACTTAGTATTGTAGACCTCATTATAAGTCTTCAAGTAAAAGTCAGGGATACCTGCATCACCTGCAAGTCGAAGCACACGCTCATCATGGTTACCAATGGTAACTACCATGTTCTTAAAGGTAGCCTTCCATTCCTTAATCTGTTCCATTGCATCAAGGTACTCACTCACCGCACCCGGATGATCCGGATGCTTAGCATGGAAACTAATGCAATGATGGTCAACGATGTCACCGATATGTACGATGGTGTCACACTTATACTCTGCCTTGATATCCTTCACGAACTGAAGGTAGCCATCAAGGACAGCAGGGAAATGTGTATCACCTATTACTAATACTCTACTCACTTATGATTTCTCCACTTGTATGCATCTTTCCATTGTTGTGCAACGGATGGCATAGGCTCACGACCCTCTTCAACAATAGGTGCATAGAGATCAATGAGTCCATCAAAGTGATCCTTCTGCAGTTGATTCCAACTATCGTAGAGATCACCATCTCTCCACTTCTGTCCTGTCAATCGCCTATGTGGCTTCAAGTTCTGTAACACAGTCATCTTAATCGCTGTCATCAGGTTCTCCTTCAATAAAAATTTCTACATTCATGTTTGGTTGCGGCTCTATGTTTCGCATAGAGAAGTCTAGGTACGCAGCTTGTAAGAAGATATCACTAAGGGCTTCCGTTGGAAACCAAAAGGATATTCTCTTTTTCTTTTTAACAGATGCAGCTAAGGCAGTAAACAATCTTACTGCTTCTTCTAGATCACCCTCACTAGTAACTTTAAATACCTTAGTCATTGGAAGAAATACTCCGCATCTAAAACATCCTTAATGTTTAATGAACCAGTAGGTGGTGCATCAGGTACTGTAATCTTCAATGCTTTTGATACTTCGATCCGCATGTCATCTAATAGATTGGTCGTATGCATAGCACAGAACTCTTCATTAGTAAACATACGCATTAGATTAACATCAGGTGCAGGACAACCATATGAATCATGGATCATACTGAACTGCTCAATACCAGCACCCACCATTCTATACACAGTACACCACATATGACTTGCATCAAGTGAGTGAATATAGTTAGGGGAGATGGCTAGATTAACTGAGCCACCATCAATTGTTTCTTTATCGGGTGATCCAAAGTGTAACTCTTTCATATCGAATAGCTTAGCGACTGATCGTCTAGTTAGTATCTCATAGTATTGGTGTACTACTTTAAACCCACACGGGGTAGTCCACTCAACATTCTTACCTAGTTCACTAGCCATATCAGCTACCACCTTGAGCCATGCCTTGCCCTTGTTAGCCTCGACCAATGTACCCTTGAGGGCAGCATCAATGAAGGTAGCTAACTCGACAACAGCACCAGCAATCTCATCCTTACCAACCCAATCAAGGTGACCCTCAGTCTTACAGTACCTGCGAATACCATAGAAGGTAACACCATAGGGATCAGTCATTACTGCTCTCTTACAAACAGAGCGGTCAATGTCACCCTCCCAATACTCTATAAATTTTTTCGCCCATTTTCCATTGTTAGTATCTGCATCCTGTACTGACACCATGTTAGATGTCATCACATCCGCAACATACTGATACAGATCTTCGGGCTTGTTAGTGTGTATGAGGTTAACCTTCTTGGCAAGGTAAGGGTCACGCATAAGCGCAGCCCAATGCTGAACACCGTTACATGAACCATCCATTTGCACAGGCACTTGAGTTAACCCATCAGTACGACACAGATCAAAGACAGCAGCGATACGCTGGAAGCTTGGATTCTTTTTCTTCTTATGTGATACCCACTCAGAGCGGGTAGCATAGGGATCATCATTGATTCTCTTAAGCATGTCCATGTTATCATCGACCCACTTAACTCGTTGATCAAAGGTTGTCTTGTCCTGATCGAATAGATTAGCGACATGAATCTTTAACCAATACAAACCAATGGATGTTTGTTTCCTTGGCTGAGCAAACTGAATAAGACCACGATCAAAGTCACTTGACTGTGGACTAAGTAGATCACATGCTGCATTAGCACGACCACGGAAGTCACATGTATAGATATGATAGAAGAACTTCAGGGGGATTAATGATTGCGCCAGTTTAATCCGGACAAGCATACGACCTCGTGATCGTTCTTCCTTATACCAATTGCTATATGTTTCTTCCTTGAGCTGACACCACTTAGCCTTCTCTTCCTTAGTCCCATCCTTAGGATAGGGATCAGCAAAGTCAAAGGCTGAGAAGTCATACACGGGAAGGTTAGCATCTCGTGTGTTGTTCTTAAAGAGTGCAGTCATTATCTCTAGCACCCGCTCATTGATTGACCACTCGGTATGCATCATAGCATTAAGACCAGTGACTACTATCTCTGATGGAAGGCTACCATTCTGGTGTACCTTCTCATCCCACATCACATCCTTAAACTTCTGTACTACAGGCTTACGGATATGGGGTAGTAGATTCCCACCACTACTACTTAGAGTATGTTTAATTGGTGGGATAATCATTGGTCGATACAGCAGGGCAGCAGTAGCAATCACATCTTGATGACGCTTATTAAGTTCACTCAATATGTCATCAGTAAAGGTAACTACTACACGCTCACTCCACCGCTTGCCTGTATGCTTACGAATGTTCTTTAAGTTAATGACTTCGGACATCTCCGCTATGCGTAGCATGTGATGACCAAAGTCTTCGCGTTGTTTCCTTGAGAAGGTTTTCTTATTAAGAGTACCCATCTTGTAGGCAAACGCCTTGCATCTCTTAGTAGTCCACTTCTTCTGGTAGTGGGATTGCTTGAGCCAATCCTCACGGAATTGTTTCTTAGCCTGTTGATAGGCTACAATCTCCACTACCATCTCAGATATAACATGTGCTATGTGTTGAGCAGTAGGCAATGGGAACAGATCGTTCTCATACTTACGCTCCCAGAAAGCAGAGTTAAACCATTCGAGAATCAGTGATCTAATAGTAATGTCTGCCATCTTAGCAGCACCAACAGCAAACAAAGGGAATGCCCATTCAGGTGTCTTCCTATTCTGTGATACCGTATCTATCCATTGCTGGTAGAAGGGTGTAAGATGGATGACACATGCGTCAATCAATGTTTGCTCAGGGATACCCTCATCAGGGTTAGCATTGTATGCATCCCAGTATTTATGTTCCGACAGACAAAGCATATCTTCCTCAGAGATAACTTGTAGTGCAGTTCTTTTATCTTGTTCTTCTTTAGATAATGAATCCCACAGTTTAGACATGTATCTCCTTGGTTATTAGATTCTTATACGAGGGTAAGTGCAAACTTCATCACATCCAAAGTAGTCTCTTGATTCTTACCAAGAAGATTACTAAAGGCTGATGATTCAAACGATGGCTTACGACCACGAGCAGGGATACGATGCTGCAGTTCCTTGGTTACTGCATTAGCAGCAAGCCAAAGGTTAGCACTACAGCCATTTAACTCAGCCCGTTCAGCATCAAAGGTATCAGCCCACTTGCGGATGGTTACAGTAGCACGGAGATAGTTCTCATAGTCATCGGGTAATGTTGGATTAGCCACAACTGGCTCTTCAACCATACCCCATACATCCAACCAGAACTTCTGGATCTCTGACTTAGTAAGTTCCTTACGAACAAGAGTTTGTACCTTATCTTCAAAGAGTTTACCGGACATAGCGTAGAACTTAAGGGCTGATGCCATAGCCTCACGCTTCTTCTTCATGTCACCTGAGTGTACAATACGGAAGGACTTCTTACCACCTGCCATAGCCATGCTCAATGTATTCTGACATACGATACGAACAGTAGTAGGTAGTGCTTGCTCAGCAAGAGTACCATCATGACTGTTAATGAGTGCCATATACTGTGCGATAGGATCATGTCCATTGACACCATCAATCTCGCCTGTCTTACACAAGACAACCAAACGCTTACCACCACCCATACTTAGAGCAGACTCAATCTTAATGTCAGCACCAAGATTGTATGCCATCTCAAAGACTTCACTATTCTGTACGATCTGATAGTCAGGTGATTGAATAGACAAGATAGCATTGTTGTCACTACGAACAATAGCATTGTAGTCATCAGAGGTAGCATCACCTGCGGTTACTGGACCGACCTTACTAACAGTCCAATCAAGACCAGCAATCTTCATTGCCTCAGTAGGTGACATATCTTCCTGAATAACCAAGCCAAGTCCATGCCATGCGGCAGTCTTACTATAGACTGCACCATCAGTATCTGTAATGTTATGTGCCATTAGTTTCCTTTAGGGTTCTCTTCATCACGGTCTTGTGTATCAAGATGCCGTATCTTAGTCCGCTTGTACGGAGGTAACTTCTTCTTTGGCTTGAGTTCTTTCTTCAGCCATTTGCTTTTGTCTTGCTTCATAAGTACGCTTGCAATCCCATTGCATAGTCCATAGTGATTCAATATCCTTAATATTAATACGCTGGTTCATTGAAGCAACTTCGCCGTTTCTCACATTGAGAATGGAGAATACCACATCATACACCGCTTCAGGCTCACTGAAACGAGATGGTTCAATAAGCATAAACTGCAGCACAGTATAATTATCTTGGTCAATTGTTAATGTCTTAGTGAATGTCTCATTCATATCTTTACCTTCTTAATTGTTTTAATACAGCCAATCGGTATGCAATTAACATCCGATACAATAGAACCAACATCATCCCAAGTAGCAGCAACAGTAATGTACTCTTGATTACACTCATAGAGTTTAGCAATACTTATACATTGATGGGGGTGCATATCATAGATGTCTTTCTTATCCATCCATGAGTCAGCATACCCAGAGATATCTTCCCATTCGATAATAACAATTGCGTTAATTAGTTTCTCTAACTCAGTATCAAACACCATGATAGTATCCTTTCTTAGTGGGACAGAAGAGACTTGAACTCTTAACCAATCGGTTAAAAGCCGACTGCTCTACCATTGAGCTACAATCCCTATAGTAGCACGGGTGGGAGTCGAACCCACACTACACAGATTTTAAGTCTGTAGACTCTGCCATTGGTCTACCGTGCCATAGGTAGGATACATAGCATGATAGGGTCAAAGCCTATTGTATATGCACCTACCAAAGCGTCCCTGACTGGACTCGAACCAGTAACCTATCGGGTAGAAACCGATGCCTCTATCCAATTGAGATACAAGGACAGTGGTTTAAAGTTCAGCAACATGCACATCAATAACATCAGCAAGTTTAGCGAATGACATACCATGATCATTCAGTTCTGCCAAAGAGTCTTGTGCATGTGATGCATTAGTGAATCGTCCAAGTGCATCGTGCATACCTGCCCATTCACGAACACGCAATGGTAACACAAGACTATCATTATCATAGACAGTAATGGAGTCATCACCTATACTCAACATCTGAGTGTGTTGAAGGAATTCATCTGACTTACGAGTAACAACCTTAACATCTAACTCATCAGGGTTCTGTTGTATATACAGATCACACAGTACACCAAGACAGCAGTACATACATGCTCCATTAATATCTGTGGCATGTAGTTTACCTTGCCCTTGCTGATAAGTACCAGACTTAAGAGCATCAACCCATTGCTTAGCAATATCAATCTTCATTGTCATCTTCCTTATAGTTAGGATCAATAGAGAGAACACGCTTCATCTCATTAATATATTCATAACCTGCAGTAATCATTGCACCTTCAAGATGGTCTTCCCTAAAGGTAACATACCCATCAGTCTCCTTGTAATGCTTAGGATCTAATGTCATCTCTTCAGGTGTCCACATAGCAACAGCATACCCTTGCTTACGAATCCAAGCGTATGCTTGGTATACATTCTCTTCAATACTTTCATCCTTATTGTACACAAAGACATCAGCCATTGTAGTATCCTTCCTTAAGCCATTCAATGTAGTTAGTAGCAGCCGCTTGCATCTCAAGTTCTACTGTCTCTCTATTAATCTTATCCTGTTTAGGTTCAACTTCTAAATCATCAGGCGTAAGTATAGTAACAGCAAACCCATGAAGACGGAGCCAATCATACATACGATCAGCAGTCTCATAGATAGTTTCATTAGCATCTAAGTCGGGTAAGATCATAAGGTTCCTTTAATAGAAGGGGCGGGAGTTGCACCCACATACTCACACTTATAAGGTGTGCGCTATAACTGCGTTTCAGCCACCCTTCTCTGTTTACTTCTTCTTCTTCTTGAGAGGGACAGTTCTGTTATCCATACGCATACCACTAAGTTGGTTGTCTAATAGTTGACACCACTTAATCAAACCATCACATCGTTCATTCACTTCATGCAGTCGAGTATCATAATGCCTACGACTTAAGATGTCACTAACAATATTGATAACAACATGTACAATAAATCCAAACATAAGAATCAGTAGCGGGATATCCATTAGTCTTCTTCTCCATTAATGTCAGGTAGTTCTTCAGTCCATTCATAAGTTGGTGGTATATACCAATCTTCAGGGATCATACCACTAACATACGATTTAAAATTAGCATGCATATTCTTAGTCCATGCATCAAACTTATCTGCTGGAACTTCACCCACATCAATACCCTTCTCAGTAAGAAGGACAATCATATATGCGGTGATGATATCCATTAGTCGATACTAATTGAAAGGGAGATATCAGAGACAGCATCATCAACCAACTCAGTAACCTTCTCACTAATAGCATCCTTGATAAGGTACTTACAATCACTACTCTCAAGGTATGCGGTAACAGCATGCTCACAGATTAGATTAATCTTATCCGTCAAGTCCTTAGTGATCAGGTCAACAAGCGTAGCAGCAGCAGTTTCAATATCAGTCTTCATGATTGTGTCTCCAATAGGTGGTCGAATTGACCAATGAATAGTTCTTCATCTTCGGTAAGATAGAATTTGTTATGTATCATAGTATCAAAGTCATTCAGCATACGCTGAGCATCATCTCTCTTCTTAGGATCTTCGATCCAAAGGAAGAAGACATCAGCAACCTCACCAATAAACTTAATGTTATCAGAGATGATTGTACTACTAGAGGGTGACATTAGTCTGCTCCTGATGGTAAGGTGTCATAGGTATCCTCTTCACCACGGTAAGGTGTCAATGGATTAAAGTTCAACTCTTCAATAACATTATCTAACAACCCTTTGATTGTATCATAGTCAACTATAGTAGGGTAGAAGTCTTTGATATCTACAGTACCCATAGTCCACTCGCCATCCTCAATAGTCCACTCAATGCTAAAGTCTACATCAATGTTACCATAGTCTTCAGTATAGATATTCATAGTGTGATTATTAATTCTCATCCAAGGTTCCTTTCTTCGTACTTATAGTAGCCCCAACTATTCGGCAGGTTGCCGATAGTGCAAGGCTTTGTGTTTCCCCGGCGCACACCGGATACCATCTAGGATTGTTGTAGGTTAGTACGCACCCTACCCATATGATCTTCGTCCCCATCGGCAACGGCTTTACCATAATTTGTATACCACCATCCATAGGATAGGGCATCTGTCTTGTCTCTGAATCCATTGACATATACTCCATCTACTGTGACATTATACCACATCTCTCCTTGATACAACGCCTTGACAATCTCATACTTCATCTGCAATTACCTCATCAATGTAATATGGATAAGGAAAGTGTTGCATTGCATCCGTGATAATCATCAATGCATTGTCTGCCTCTTGTGATTCAACATCATCAATCTCTGGGATCTCTACAACCATATAGATTTTCATGGGTTCACCATAGGGTAAGAGTAGATGTCTACATTAACTCCGGCATAAGTCAGTCCAAGAGTCATAGCATAACGCTTAGCGTCATGTAAACTATCAAAGATAATCTTTACTTGTCCATTCATCCGCACCACATAGCACGGGCTAGTAGTCTGCTTAGTCTTAGACTTCTTCTTCAAGGTTTTCATACTTGTCTCCAAAGATAATAGCAATGATCTCAACATCTCTATATAGATAACGCAATCCCTTACTTACTTGTTTAGTAGACCCAGCCAATACAAAGTGTGAGCATTCAATAAAGATCTCACCCTCTCCTTTAATGGATGGGTTATATATAACAACAACATTATACGGGGCTAACTCTTGCATTAATCCTCCAGTTGGTCAAAGATAACAGAACGGAGATGATCCTTACGCTTACTATAGATGTAACCAATAGAGATGATTACATCTAACCGATCCACAGCCCATAGACTCATGAACTCTTGTTGTAACATTTCATCCCTATCATCATAGATAATTAGTACATTCCATAGTGTCATTGCTTAATATTCCTTATCAGTAAAGAGGTAGTTAATATAACAACTCAATACAATACATACAATAACCCATGATGCAACCATCATAATCATTGCTTATTAATTTCCTTGTTCTCATCAATACAATAGAGTAGGCATGCTACAATGAGCACACCAATCATGCCACCCAAGATAGGGAATATGATACCAATCATACCTCTACCTCCGTCCACTTACTAACACCATTCATCTTATTGATAGTCTTCTTAAGTGAGTCAACATACTCCTCAAGTTTACCCACAGTAGCGGCATAATACTTAAGGGTATTAGTAAACCCTTCATTGCCCGTCTTCAAGATAGCATTAGCATCTTGTAAATCATCGCACTTACATGCTAACTCGTGAGTCTTTACCAAGAGTTCTTGTTCTCTCTTCTCAAGGTATACAATGTACGCTTGTGCTGCAGTCAACATCTTCTTTACTTCTGTTTCGTTCATGCTGTCTCCTTCTTAATAAAGTAAAGATACCCTTCGAACTTAATATCAAAGGAGTCATTGGACATCTCTCTTGCCCACTCGAAGCATCCTTCTAAAGTATCAAACTCTAGTGCATTAATGACATAAGAACCCTCACCCTTATAGGCAAAGACCTCAAAGCCTTTAACACATGACTCAACAATGATACGAGTGCCAGACTTAAACTCCATCTCCACAGTCGGATCCCACTCAGCCTTATCGCCACTATACATATCATTCTCCTTGTTAAAGAAAGAAAGCAAACCATACGAAAGATATACCATAGGTTTCCCTACGGCATACCGTGATAGGAAATAGATTCACTAGGCAACTATCATACCTAGTGAATAGTTATTCTGTATGCCTACGACAAGCATAGTATCGGTAACTAACCTTTGCTGATTGTTCACGTTTTAATAGTCAGCAAACTATCTAACATTGAGGAGGATGTTAGCAACCAAAGGTATACCATAGGTTTCCCTACGGTATACCGTATTAGACATAGTGAAGGACAGATGTAATGTCCAACATATTAACATGCATACACGCTCCATCATCATGGCAAATACTGAGCCATTGATTAGCAGATACCTGACGCATCTCAATCTTAATTGAATCCCTAGCCCATCCCGGCAATGATTCAGCAACCATATCAGCCAACCGACTCTCTTGTACATCCTTCATATCACTAAAGACACCAAGGGGAAGCGTTCCCTTATCATTATGCGCGGTGAGTACCTCAAGACTCCGACTTGTTACTACGATCATAGTGTCTCCTTTAGATTGACCAAGATACAAACCGATTAGTTGCAGCACTAACAACCTCAATACTATTGATGCATAGATTAGTATTCTTACGAATATAATATACGCATTGATCATATGTACCTACGCAGAGAATCCTTCCTTCGTATTCTACATGAAACATTATACTACCTCCTTGTTAATTGTGACATACAAGGTGGAGCCATTGCTCCGGGTTGTATACTCTTCCTTGCAGCAATCAATATACTTGACTGCCTCTTCGGTATTCAGGAAATCTTCTCGGACATCCGATGCACACAATGAGTACATACTACATCCACCACCATCAGTAGCAGGAATTTGTTGCAACACAATCGTCATACCTGCCTTAAACGCTTCGGTAATACTTTCGAGTGCCATAGTGTCTCCTTAAAGGTGCAGATCAACGGCTTGAATAGCAGCCGTCAGACTATAGTCCACCACAGATACAACCACTTTCTTATCATATTCAACAACTCCCGCATCCTTAGATGGATCCTTCAAAGTGAATCCGAATTGGCGACCAGCATATGCTTTCTCAGCATAGCGAATACCATACTTCCGCATGGTAATTGTAGCAGCCTTCTCATAAGGCAATTCAAATACCTTGGCAACATAGTCAATCAAGGTAGCGGCATCACCCATAGTTCCCGATGCCTTGGCACGGATAGCATGAGTACGAATAACTTCCATCTGAAAGGCTTGTGGCAATCGCATAGTGTTCTCCTTGTTTGGGACAGTAGATCAATCGGTACACCCCTTGCAAGGTGTACCGGATGATTCACTCTCCGATAGTTGGCAGAAGGGAATCGAAGTACGCTACCTGATCCTTGCTAGCCTTGGCAGGATTCTTAGCAACAACATCCGCTTCCCACTTCTGCCTTGGGAAACATTCCTGCAGATACGTTCGGGTGAAGGTAGCGAATCGAGTATCATCCTTCAGGTTAACATCAAACTTCCCCTTGATATAGGATGACAAAGTAATCTTATCACCATTCGGGAGAATATAGATTGAACGCTTCATGATAGCAGACATTGAACGGTTATCCACCACACCATCCTTGGTCAATACCTTGCCTTCATTGTCTTCCTTGTACTCATTACGATACCCAAGATTGATAGCATCTTGGAAAGTAGCGGCAACATTAAACGACTTGGCAATGGTAACAAACTTTGAATAGTCCATATTGTTCCTTTCGATAGTTACTTCCCGATGCCACGCGGCGACCGGATAGGGAACCCTACTTCCGCAGGGTACCCTATCCGATATCCCCCACGAAAGAACGCAGGGGATACCGGAAATTGTTATTCATTCACGGGTGAATCTTGCTAGGATTCTTTCCGTACTTCCCGTTAGACATCCGGGAGAGTGCATACCTTGCCCCAACCAAGGGGCGGCAGGTAGTCCGAGTAGTCAAAGTGTGCGCGGGTAACCCGTTTGCATCCGGGTGTTCCACCGTTCATTCACACACCTATCGTACTTGCCGTTCACTTTCCCCTTGAGCAGGACGCGGAACGGGCGAGCGGTTGAATTGTCAAAGAAGGATCAGCAAACGGACGCTGACAATCTACAACGCATCAGCCAATTAAAACCGCAGACCATGGCAGCAAAGTCCGATAACTTATTGGGGCTAATATAGGTTATCGGACGTTGCCCTGCAGCGGTTATCGGACGTGCCGACCCCCTCAGGTTATCGGACGCGCCGGGGTGACGGGGGGTTGCGCGGGGGGATTTAGGGGGGATACCCCTTCGCTAATTTTTGACCCCTCTAGTCGATTCCCAGATTAAGTAGGGATCCCCCTAGCTTGCCCTGTGTGGGGTTGTTTGTGTTGATGTCCTCCGGTAGCCCCAGAGGGATCCGGGGACCCCATAGGAAATCGACAAGGGATCAACCGGGGGGTAAACCCCGGAGTGCTCTATTCTTTGAATAATCCTAGATCCCCTTTCGGGGACCTAGGATCTGTATGTTTATATAATATTAAAATTAACACTTAGGTTAACTAGGGTTACCCTTAGGTTACCTAAGGGACTATGTATTACTATATAATATAATAACATAATTTTAAAAACTTAAAGACAGTCTAGGTTACTCAAGGTATCCCTTAAGTATCTATCTAGTAGCCCCAACTATTGGGCATTACCTAGGAGATCACCTAGGGGACCTGAGACACCAGATACACCATTTGACATGTCTCCACTATAAGGGGTTCCAGCTTTCTTGAGTCTAGCCTTTTCAATGGCTTGTTCCTCAAGCATATAGTTTCTGGGTTGTACCTTAGGCATAGTAGGTAATGTAGGTGTACTCTTCTGGGAACGCTTAAGCTTAGCATAAGGATAAGGATCTCTTTGGATTACATCTAGGTAAGACTGTAGTGCTCCCTTCTGATCCAAGGCTCCTGAGGCTTCTAGGGATCTAGCAGCCACAGCAACTGGACTACGGTTTAACAGAGAGTTAACTGAGGTGATATCACCAACTCCCTTTGCAACCTTCATGTAATCCGTTTGATCACCTGTGGCTCCTTCTAGGATACCACCGACACCCCGGACTATATCCTTACCAGCAGAGGCAGCAGCCCCGATACCGATAGATTCCATTGGGCTACCGTAAGATCTCCAAGTACCACCAGACATGTAACTCAAGCCACTCAGGACCTGCTCTAGGGCAGCTTGGGATGTACCCAAGATAGGGGATGACTTGGCTACACGGACAGCAAAGGCAGCTGGGTTGTCTGCAAACTCCTCAAGGATATCTTCACCCTCTCTACCAGCAACCCACTCACGGAACAAACCAATGAGAGTATCAATAGTTCCATAGAGAACTATATTAGCTGCTAGGTAATGGAGAGTACTCCGGCTACCGTAGTCTAAGATAACACTATCTTGGAATCCACGCATGTACGAAGAAAGAGCATACCAGAGTTTACCAAGTGGTGTCTTAGCATCAATAGAAGTAACTCTACCCAGACCCGTAGGTTCAGGTGATGAGTGCTTAACCACAAGGTCATCCAAAGCATGTCCATAAGAACTAATGACTTGTTCTAATACCTCTGGCTTAATGCCAGCTACAGGATTAGATCTGTTGTTCCAATATACATCAACCATGTTGTGGATATTGACACGACCATCACCCTTAGGGTCTACTGCCTTAATCAGATAGTCCAGATGTCTAATCTTCTCTGGAGAATTCAATCCATACTTCAAGAAGACCAAAGCTTCTTGTGGGTTGAATCCAAAGCCATACTGTCTGGCAATGGTAGAGAACTGTTTCCAAAGCTTACGCTCAGCTCCGGCATCAGTCTCAGCTGCAATCATATAGTCTTGCATGATCTTCATTAACTTAGGATCTTCCAAGGCTGTGAGTAGTTTTTGAATTCTACCTTTTTTGATATGCTTGTATAGCATGCGCTGTAGTCTAGTTTTAGCCATTGATCTGGTCATATTGGTTATAGCCTGTAGGGAACCAATAGACTCAGCAACCTTAGATACAACCTCTAGACCACGAACACCAGTATCAGCTACACCCCGACTTGGGTTTGAGTTAATAAACTTTGTCTTTAGTTTAGAATCTAATTCAAATGCCCCTTGCCCTGCTTCACCTAAGAAGCGAGAACTAAAGTCATGTTTAATATTTTCTAACCCAAAGATCATATCCCCAAGCTCAGAGTTATTCAGGAAAGCATTCTTAGAGAAACGAAGATCACCTGCAAGATACCGTAGGTTCTGAATCAGAACTCTAGGTAACGATAAAGGGTTTGCCTTTAAGGTTTCCATAATAAGTTCTGGCAAGGCTCCAAGGAAGTATCCCGGAGCAACCTTAACTTTTAGTAATGCTAAACTAATACGGGCAGCATATTGATCTTGATGCGGAAGCATAGGAAGAGTATCTGCATTATACATGTACTCATCCTTAAGTCTTTGAATACCAACTGTGATGTCTGACTGTCTGGCTTCGGTCTGTCCTTGTGACCAGTTCTCAGCCTTAGCTAAAGCATCAACATCTTCTCTAGCCTTAACAGCTATGTGTGAGAAGACATCTTCCATTGTTACACCACGAGTACCCATGAGTCTATCAAGTTCCTTCTGGAAGACGAGTTCAAAGACTCGACCATTCAAGAAGTAATTGTAAGACTCAGCAATGTTGGTTCTAATGTGTTTCAGAATAACAGGATCAGCTAATACTTCCTCAGGAATTAAACCGGGTACAGCTAGAGCTGTCTGTTCTTCCTGACCAACACGCATAAGGGGTCTATCAATGTTCGTACCAGTCTTTCTGTTATGTTCACCATAGGCTCCCTTCTTGGTCTTGAAGTCTAACATCTCATTCATTTCAACTTCAATAAGATCTCTACCCTTTAGGTAGTCTTGCCACCGTTGGGTATACATAGACTTATTGCCATTGACTGCTTCAAAGTAACGAAGCTGATCTGATTCCGAAAGATCTTTAAGGACCTTAGGCATTCGATATAAAGTAATTACACCAGCATCATCTGTGAGAACAAAGTAGTTCTGTGAGTCAGCTCCATTAGCTAACTCAGCTAGAAGGTTTTTCTCACCAACAGTAAGTGGGTGTTCAGATACTTCTAGAAGCTTTAGAGTTTCCTTGCTAAAGCTTTGAGTTGAATCACCCGGTCTGTAAGCGCGATCTCCAGCAAACAAGGCAGTACCTCTTGCTTCTTTTGATGAAGCGACATCTAGCCAACCAAGAACAATAAGTGTATTCACATCTAAGATTGGTGTCTTTAACTTACGCGCTCTACGAGTCTTTACAAGAGCAGCCACAAAAGCAGAACGATCAGCTGGACTCATAGCCCCAAAGCTTTCATGGTTCAACTGAACTGGAGCATAGGTCATAGGATCTAATGGCGTACCATCAGCCGCTAAGACATGTCCCAATCCTGTGTCAGCCTGTAGTTCTAATACAGTTTGATTAGTCTGTCGTGTAACTTTTAGAAGAACATTAGTCTCTGTTGCTACTTCCTTTGCTAGCTCTGGGGATAACCCTAAAGCCACAAGATCAGCAGGAACAATATTAGTACCTTCTGAAAGCTTGGTATAACTTAGGATACCCACAGCTCTAATCTTATCTGCAGCCAATCCACTATCACGCAGTCTCTTATTAACTAAGAGTTGTTGTCTAGCAATACGAGTAATCATTCTAGCTTCATCAGACTTACATTGTCTTGCAGTTCGGAAAGCTTCCTTACCTGCTGCAGTCAAGTGTCCTGTCTGTGCTCGGTTGTCTTCAAACAAACGAGATAAGAATCGAATATTCTTCTGGAGACTTCTAATGGTCTTACCTGTCTGACTAGCAGACTGGGTTGCATTAGACATCCAGCTGTTCATTGCTCTCCACCAATTTCTAGCAGCTCGTTCACTACCACCAAAGATTACACCAATGAAATTGCTTTGACGCAATAGAACGGATGCATTCTCTTCGGAGTTACTTGTAGCAGCATCAATAAGTTTACCTTGCTTACCCGCTGGAGTTTTCTTTAATGGCTCCATTGGAATAGTTTCTACCTTAGCCGGAACTTCCTCACCAGCCTTAGGGGCTGGAACTGGAGTAGGTTCTGGTGGTGTAGGTACAGGAGACTCTTCCTTAGTGGCATCACTTACTTTCTTTCGAGGAGTCTTAGACTCCTTGGCAACTAAAGTAAATGCAGTAGCATCCTCAGATGTTTTAACAATATTTAATTCATCCAAAAGAATAGGAGGCATGTAAGCATCTCCAACTTCCTTGGCAGCAAGTACCATAAGCTGACGCTCTGATACAGGTTTGTAACCGGGAACAGTACCAAGCTTCTGAATATTCTCAGCCCGTAACTTATCGACTGTGATCCAGAACTTAGCTACACCATCATCACCAAAGACAGCTCTGTTAGTTTCAACAATTGCTTTGTTGATAGTAACAAACTTTGTCCATAGCGACAACAGCATAGGAGAATAAGTATCAGTTGCCTTATCTATATTCTGCATTCGTGTCCAATAGTTCTTCAAGAATAACTTTAAGAACCCTTGGTCCATTCCGTTGTCACGGAGTAGATCCTTATCATCATTAACAACCCGCTCTATTCTTTCTGTCTCAGTAGTCTTAACAACGTCTGATACAGTCTTTCGTGGAGCAGGGGGAGCAATGCCACCTGTCTTAGTAACTCTAACTGGTGCGCCTTCGCTGGCTGCAATTGGAACCGGAGTTGAAGGTAGGTCTTCCACAGGTGCTACAGCCGGAGCTGGAGTTGTAGTTGGTTCTCCTACCTCAACCTTAGGGAGTTCAACGGCAGCTGTTACAGTCTGTACTGGCACACCTTTCTTAACCTTAATCTTGGTTACAGAAGGAACACCCGGCTTAATCTTAGTTTCAGTAACACCCTTAACAACCACAGGTGCATCAGCTTGAACTGGCATTACTACACCGTCTGAGAAGACGAGAGCATCAACGCCCATTCTATCTGCAACCTTCATAGTGGATGCCATCTTAACTTCGTTAGCCATGAACTCAGCTGCGGTCATAGTCATTACTAGTGGCTTCTTAGGAACAAACGACACAGCTTCTTTGGTTGACACTTCACTGTTTTCAATGATGGCATCAACTTGTTTCTCTGGTCGTAGTACAGCTTCTGGAACATTACCAGTAACTTCCGAAGTAGCTCTAAACAATGTACCCTCTTCCACCTTTGTGACAGGTGTGATAACAGGAGCTGGGTCTTTCTTCTTAAGCTTAGCAGCTAAGGCTTGATTCTCTAGCAAGCGACTTCCAGCATCAACTGGATTAGATACTGGCTTTGAAGCTGGAGCATCTTCGGCTTGCTTAACAACCGCTTTAACTGGCGTTGGCTTAGCAACAGCTTTGTCAACTGTCTGTTGCGTTTGTTTAACATAAGCTAGTAAAGAATCTTGAATACTAACGGATGTATCAGTTGGTTCATATTTAATAGCTTGAGCAATAGTAGCCATCTTTTTTCTTAACGCAGTTCTATCAGCACGAATAGCGGAAGGACTTCTTACCTGACCAAGTAACTCAAGAGCTTTAGCTGATAGTGCGTCATCAGATTCAACTACTAACAAACCCTTAGCTAGTAAAATTTCTTTTTCAGTTAAGAGCGTATTGTTTGTTAAACTATTCCATAATAGAGCATTCTCAAATATGACAGCTCTATATTGTTTTTCAGTTGGTGGAACAAACTTGCCAGCTACTGTTGTAGGAGCCGCACCTTCTTGTGTTATACCTTCTTCAGTTTCTAAACTACCCGCTCTTCTAGCTTTTCTAATGTCATCGAGTACTATATTTTGATTAATTGTGACAGCAAGTTTCAGAAGATCTTTCTCAGTTTTTAAACCACCCGATTCAATTTTACTTTTAATATAAGGTAGTTTGTCATAGAGATTATTAATCTGCTCTTCTGTCAGTGTTTTAAAGTGACTAAATTTACTAAAGACTTCCTCAATATTATCTAGAGTAAGTTCTTCACTATAGTCTTCTAGTGCTGCAAGTTTAGCTTCTTCTTTGACCTTAACTTCTTTTGTCTTTTCTGCTAGCGTTTTGGTAGTTACTTTTTTCTTTTTAGGTTTAGCAGAAGAAGGAAGTTCCCATTTACCAGAAGTTTTGTTTAAAACAATAGCTTCAGTTTCAATCATCTTATAAATACCAGTTAAGGCTTTTTCAGGAGTCATGTCTGGACTATCAAGCAACTTTTGAATTAATACTGGATTAATATTCTGAAGTAGAGTAGGAACACTAAGATGAGTAATATCTTTGTTACTTAAGAATGTGGCAATAGAATCAATAGCAACTTCCTTAGAAGACCAGAGAGGAACATCAACATCAAAGACACCCTCTGACTTGAGAGTATCAATGTAATTCTTATGATGAACTAGAGTAACTAGATTAGCAATGTCTGCAAAGCCATTATTATTATAGTACTCTTGTAAAGTACGAATCAATGGTTTATTCAAATATGGATCTGTTATTGCTTGCTCTATTAAAGCAAGTCTATCTGTGTCACTTAAAATATTCTTTTTATTGGCAACTGTCTCATTCAACTTATTAGGGTTGTTTAAGACTGCAATAAGAGAATCAGCTCTAGTTCCCCAGAAGTTAAAAGCGTAAACAATTGGATTTTTATTTGGATCTAAATAATTAGTAGATTCAACTAAAGCTAAATGCCTATCTTCGTAAGTAGCAGGTAACATAGGAGTAGCATAACTACCCTGCTTAAACTCTTTGGTTTCAATATCAAATAATTTCTCTTGTATAAAACCTAAGCGTCTTCGCTTATTCATTCCACCCATTTGTTTATATTCTTGGGTGGTAAGTAACCATGCAGTCTTAACTAGCATAGATCCAAATTGAGTTTGCTTATATGAAGTATAAGCATTAACCAAGTCTTTCATATACACAGTTAGATTACCTTGAGCATCAATAGCTTGTCTACCGTTACTCTTTAGGATTGCCATTGCCACAATAAGGGATGGGTCTTGTCTAATTTCAAATAGAAGTTTAAACTCATCCTTAGTTAGCTTAGCTTTTTCAACAACTGATTGTGCATAGTTTGGTTTGTTTTTAATCATCCAATCTCTAACCACACTGTTGAAAGAATTATAAGTAAAGTTATCAGTCTTATTCTTTGCTGCTTGTGCCATTGCTTCGGCTAAGTCTGGAACAGAAATAGCTCTAGATGCAACCATATCAATTTCAGTAATACGAGTAATTAAGTTATTCGCAACTGCATAGTGATCGGAAGAATCAAACATACTAGCTGCAAGGATGATTCCTTTTTTCATATCATTCAAGATAGACCTAAAAGAAGATACTTCTAGGGGAGCCATTTGTGCTACTGCAAGTTGTGCTTCACTAAATAAAACCTGTGAGAATGTATGAACAAATACTTCTTCCATATTCTGTAAATGATATTCTGTTAGATAACCCGATGATAGTAGTGGATCGGTTATCTTAGCAACATTTAGATTTAATAAAGATGGTCCATAGTTTCTTGTGAGACTATTATACATCTTTAAAGTATCTAAATAAATATCACTTGTTGCGGAGGACTGGAAGTAAGCATGTCCAATCTCATGTAAGACTGTCATTACTCTTCGTTCTGAACTGTTACCAATCCACGAAGAATTAATTGTTATTGCTTTGGTAACATCATTAAAAGCACCAACAGTAGTATATTCAATCTTACCAGTTTTTTTATTTACAATAGAATCAATTTCAAACTTTAATCCAAATACTTTAGAATCAAAGTTTAAATGAACTACCGAAGCTAATAGAATACTTTGATCAATCTCATTAATGAAACCACCATCTACCATTTCATTTGTGAACTGATAGAACTTCTCAGCATTAGCTTTGTTGCCAGAGACTAATGAAGAGAACTTGCTTAGGTCTTCCTTAAGTGCATTGATTAAAACTGTTCGCTTTGGATTCAACTTCTTAATCTTAAGTGCTTCTCTAACAGCAATAGTAAGTCTACTAGATGGCTTACGCTCTACTCCACTGATGTCTGCTTTCATAGCATCAACCATATTTTGGCTGACTGTATTAGTAATAGCAACTTCAGTGATTGCAGCATCAAGGATATCTAAGACTTCCTTTGGAAGATCAGCACGGAGTTCTGCCTTCTTTGATGGGTTGGCTACAATCTCTCGCGCTGTTCCCAACAAGCTAACTGCCGCCTTTTCAGCTGCATCATTCTTAGCTGCTGTAGAGATTACAGTAGATCTAGCTTCAGCAAGATTCTCAGCAACGGTTCTAGCAGATACTTTGACACCACCAAGGCTATCAGTGAGAGCCTTACGCTCTGGCTTGGACAGAGATTTAGTGTATTGTTTAATCATACCACGCCGCTGTGTTTCCATAGTGGCATAAATCTTATCACGGGCAGGAGTTAACTTACCTGCTTCTTTTTCTTTAAGTCTTGTTATAGCAAGCTGATCTTCGGCTGCATACAGAACTCGCAATCTATCTGCTGGTCCCATGTCACGGAAGGTATCAGCAGTTCCAGTAAAGGAAGCATGTTCCTTGGCTGCAGCACTAGCTGAGTTCTTACGAGACAACTCAGTAACAAACTCCATAATGTTACTTAGAGTACCATTAGTACCTGTGCGTTCTGCATAGGCTTGTCTGGTTTCATTGTCTAGCCGTCTAGCCATAGGAACATCAGGGGTTGCTCTAGCAGCCTCAGGAGTTGTTGCAGCACGAGCATCAGTACGATCTCTAGCTGTGGTAGTCTCTGCTTGGATGCGCTCAGCGGTAGGCTCTACACCCTCTAGGATAGTTTCAGTAATTACTTTCTCAGGTACAGGCAGATCTACAGCCACTTCGGTACGGGTTAGCTTCTTATTAAAATAACCTAGAGTTTCCCCAAGGCGTGTACCTTCATAAGTAAAGCGTCTGTCTCCACCCATACGAACTACAGCTTCCCCAACAGGGGCAACATTGACACCCTTAAGTCTGTTTAGGAAAGCCCCAGCTGTACTACCAGTAACTGTAGGCAGCAAACCAAAGCCAACAAAGCCCAATGCAAACCCTTCACCACCAGCCCAAGCAATGCTTGCCACATCAAAGTCTTTCTGACTTTCTGGATCGGCATAGTTAAGGGCTGCGCTATAGGCAATCAGTTTGTCCTGTCGGGCAGTCTCTTGGAGAGCACTGCCGATACCAAAGATACCACCTGTCATTACTGCAGAGTTTAGCATTCCTAAGTTCTTAGCATAGGATGGAGCCATACCCAAAGGAAGCTTGGCAATTGTTTCAGCTACATTGCGGACTGCTCTAAAAGCGGTTAGACCTGTAGTTGCAGTAGTTGCGGTTGCAGCAGCAACAGAGGGTATTAAACTAAGACCCCCTGTTACTACTGTTGCGCCTAATTCTAAAGCTGCAAATGGAATGGTATCCGGAGAATTTATAATACCACCAACCAAGTTATCGACTAACAGTCTACCAGTATCAACCCATCGTGGTTTGTACTGTTCAATTCTACTCTGAACATTACTCTTAACTAGAACTTCATTAATTCTATAATTGGCTTCATCTGCATTTGTTGCAGTGTAGATTAAATTAGGAGTAATATTGTTTTCTAGAAACCCTTGCTTAACCTTGGGATCTAAAGCCTCCCACCATAACTCAGGATCGAATGATAGATCAACCTTATTACGGATAGCTAGAATGTCATCAATGCCTCTAGCAATATCTAAATCACTCTTTCCTAATAGAGCACCATAGAAAGTAGACTGAGCAAGTAATCCTTCTCTTGTGGAGAAACCTAAGTTCTCTTTAACTGTTTGTCTAGCTAAAGCATATTGCAAAAGCTCTTCTGCTTTTTGCAACCGCTGCTGGGTTGGAGTTAGAACATTCGGATTCTGTTCTTCTTGGTCTGCAATAGGTGCTAGTAGTTTAACTAGACCTCTAGCCTTATCAAGCTTATCTGGGGTTAAATCACTGTCGCCGTATTTAACCACAGCTAAAGGATTCCTACCCATAATGGCAGAGCGCATTGCTGCACCTCTGGAGTAGTCCTGAAACTCATTCGGTCCATACCCAAACCACTCGGCTATTTTATTAGCAATACCTTGCTGCCCCCCTGAAAGGGAGGACAACAAGTTGGTATTAGCCAGATACTCACTGAAGGTATCTCGTTCAATTACTTCATCATAAGAATAAGCCCACGAAGCGGGATCAAGCTTTTTAGAGACATCTGGAATCTTAGTATCACCTTGATACCCCATAAGAAACTGTGGGTCACTTGTGTAGGTTTGAAGGGTAAGTCTCGGTGTCTGGGGTGTCTCCGGTACTATAGGAAAGTTGTTTACATAATCAATCATTCATATCCTTTCTGGGGGCAGTGCGCCATAAAGAGGATTACTTTGCTAGCAATCGTTTTGTAATTGTTTTAATCCAGAGATCATCTGGTGTAAATTTAGTGGCTCTGCTTTGAGGCAATAGCCAATGCATTAAAAAGTCTTGTCGGAGATCTGCAAATTGTTTTGGATCCCTTAACTTTAATTCAAACTCTCGGAATAGTTCATACTCCTTTATTTTATCTTGTTTCTTTTTATTTAAACCAGAAGGCTGAACTACTTTATCATCAATGGCTGCAACTCTTTGCTCAACATTATAAGCTTCGACTGCAGTCTTTATCCACTGTTTTTCTACCTGTGGATCTAAAGGGAAAGACGATGAATCAATAGAAGCAATAGCTTCATTGACAGTCATAAACTGTGTTGATCCTTGTTTCTCTTTTAATGCACGATCATTTTTTAAAGCAGTTCTAATTTGATACTCAAGAGCAGCTGGTTCCCATTTCTTTGCTACAAAATTAGCAATGACTTTCATGTAAATAGATTTAGAAACACCATACATAGGTTGCTCATCTTCATCAAGAATTTCTTGAATAACTCTAGTTGATGTTTGTTTATCAAATGCAGATAAAAGAAAGTTTGCTGTATCTTGTGGAAGATTTCTAACATCTTCATCTCGTGTTCTGAGAATAGAAATAGGATCACCAATGGTTTGTGACAATACAGAATCTAAATTATTTTGTGTAAGAGCTTCTCTAAGTAGTTCAGCCTTTAGACTCTTATAACCACGCTCTTGTAAGTTCTGCCCTAATTGTTGAAATGGATCTGGACCTGTTCCAGTTTCTTTCGTTGCGTTTGGAACAGCCTGTAGTAACGTAGCAAACGCAGAAGGCTTCGTTGGCTTCTGTGTTGTTGAGTGTCTAGAGTTACCCGGCAATGCAAACTTAGCCGGAAGGTCTGACCATTCATTTGGTAGTTCGCCTGTCTCTAAATAAAGACCAGCAAAGTCGTAGGTCTTAATCTCTAACTTAGTTGCAGGATCAGTTGAAGACATTAAATCATTACGATCTAAGAAACTAGCTAGTTCATTTTGGAAAGCTTTGATTCTTACCGAAGGTAATACCGTTTGCTTTTGAAAGGATGCTTCAATAGGCATCGGAGCAGCAGCACCAACCATACTTCTAACAGTACTCTTGATTGTTTCTGCATTCTTATTGGTGATTAAAATACTACCAAAGGTTGCATTGAAACGTCTGCTATATAGAGCTGAGTCTTCATTTGGTCTAACAGCATCAAAATATAAATCCAAGCCTTCAGTATCAACAGTTTCCCCTGCCTTGAAAGCATAGAAAACATTGCCTTCTTTTGACTTGTAGATATTATAACCAGTCTTGCTTAGTGTCTCTATGCCTTTTACAAAGGGAGTAGAGTTTGGTTCATATAAAATTGTTCCTTCATTTGGACCCGATGGTACAAGTAGATCCCCTTCTTTAATTATTTTAAGAACTGGCTCTCGTGGCAAGTCACCCATGTTGTTTGCTTGACCAGCATTCATTGCAGCTTCTGCATTTTTAGCAGCTTGTTTATCCCAAGGATTTAATTCCTTTTTATTCTTAAGTTTAGCTACAGCTACATCAATAACAAAGGATGCAAAATCAGCCATAGTCTTAGCACCCTTTGCTTCTGCTTGGACGCGCATAAGCTGTAAGTTTTCTTGACTAAACATAATAGGGGCTGTATCTTTACCGCCAGCAAAATCATTTCGTAGAATTGGAACTACACCAGCAGTTTCTTTACTAGCTTCTGCTGCTGTTATAAGCTTATCATAATTTACAATTAACTCAGTACTAATTTCCTCAGTAGTCATGTTCACTAAAAAGACATCATTTTTATTACTGAATACTTTAGCAACAGCTGAACTACTTGTAAATCCTGCTTGTGATATAGCCACTGCAATTGGCTGTACTCTATGGGCAGCAGCCGAATCTCTAGTAATTATGTTATAAGAGTCAACCTTGTTGTCTTGGTGTGCTTGGTCTAAACGCAAACTCTTTTCTACATTGTCTGTATTCAGTCTATTATTACTAGCTGGTAATCTAAAGAGTGGTTCCCCATCCTGCTTTGCTGGAGTAAACCAACCATTGCTATATGTGGTAGCACTTGGTGGAACTGCAAAAGGTAATAGATTGACACCACCTTTGGTCATCATAGTTCTAAAGCCAATTGGAATGCCACCATTAGGAGCCGTTGTGTATGCTTGGTTTTTTGGGGAGACTACAAATGAAGCTTCCCATTGACTAGCAGGAAGGATGTCTGTCCATGCCTTCATTGCGGCTTGGGACTTGCGAGTAAAGTTTTCATCTTCACTCAGTGCCGGATCAAATACAAATCCATATTTCTCTAGGATAACAGGAGTACAGGCTAAAGCTAGTCTTATTTGTTCGCCAAGAGGAAGATCACGCAACAACTTGGTTTGATCAGTTGGACTTGCTGCCCTTTCAACACCCAGATTACGATATAGCGCAGTGTATAAAGGTTGATCAACAGTTGGAAAAGTACCCTTAGCGTTGTTCAATGCTAATTCAGCTGCACCCTCTGGTGTATAATCTACATTTACTTCTGATTGATTGGTATTTAAAACAGCTTTAACTAGTGTCTCTGGCTTTAATCCATTTGAGAAAGTTAAGTTTAGATTACGAAGAGTTATTTTATTCTTGTTTTGGTCTGTAAACATAACCATACCAGCTTGTTGTCTATTACTTGCTAGGTAACTATCTACAAACGGTTTTAGTTTTACTGGATCTAAAACTCCATTAGTAGTAAACTGAGATCTGCGAGATTCAATAGTAGCCATCAGTCTTAAAGCAGTTTTCTGTAGAGCGGGACTTGTCTTTAAAACATTAGCAATACTATTGCCACCTGCATCTATAAGACCTTCGCGTTGTTTGGTTAATGCTAAATCTGCTACTCCAGCCGCATCTAACTGTAGGATTGAACCAAGGGCTGGTCCAAGAACACTGTTAGCCAAAACTTCCATATCATCTTTTGATAACCCATCTCTCATATCCATAGATCCACTCTGTACTAGAGCTAACTGTTTTTGGGATGCAATGATATCTTCAGCTCTGATATCTGATACTATTCCCATGTTCTCTATAGATACTCCACTACGAACAGCATCAGCTAGTAGTAAAAGTCTACCCGCTTGTTCCTCATTGAAACCTTGTTTTTTTAATTGGGAACCTACTTGAGAATCTGGAATCATACTTACATATAGACCAGCTTCAAAGTTTTCTTCTGGTGTTGCCGTATTTTTAGTACCAATGAATTTAAGTCTAGAAGCTGTCTCTGGTGTGAGATCACCTTCTACACTCATTACAGCTGATCTTTTTCTAATCTCTGGATCAAAGTGATTTTGACCTAGTTCAGTTTTATAAACTCTTTCATCAGAACTTATTGTTCTAAGATCAGCTTCTGGGTTTATATACCACAAACCTGTTGCTGGATTTAATTTAATCATATCACGATCAGCTACATCTTTTTTTGATACATAGACTCCCTCGTTATTCCGCTCCATAAAGTAAGGCGTTCCACCTTCGACTGAGCCGGGAGGTAATCCACCCGGTGTTTCATTTATAGGAGCTTCTCCAGAGGCAACCATATCAACGCCTGTTGCTGCAGGATCATAAGGTTGTCCACCATTCTTCATCTGCTCTAGATCATATGTTTTCTTCTGCTTACCAATGTTATTAAATTGAGCATCAAACAAAAGCTTTGTTGATGCAGCAGAGATATCTCTATCAGAGGAACGAACTCGTAAAGCAAGATCTTGGTACTTAGAACCTAAGGTCTTAATATCTAACTTAGGATCCCAGTAGTCAATAGCTGGTTGGAATAAACTACCTTCATTATTCTCTACTACCTTTCGAGCTTCTTTATCCCAGTTAGTTCTGAGGTCATTAATATTTGTAATCAACTCATCCATGATTGGTTTTGCTACTGCTTCACCTCTAGCTTTAGCATTACTTTGTTCTGTATTCAGTTTAAGGTAGGCATCATTTAGTTTGGTTGAATAAACATCTTTAAGTTCTGCAATAGCATTACCCTTAGATGAAATCAAATGATTGATTACAGCACCAAAGGTTTCATTAGCAATCTTAAAGCCACTCTCGCCTAATGCATACCAATCAATGTCCGCACCTTCAACCCCAATAGGCTGTTGTGCAAACTGGGTTGGAGTTTCCTTGTACACATTAACGGACTCAGGTGGCACAAAGCCAGCCTTTGGTCCTTCTTCAAAGATTGTCTGTTGTAGAGGATTGAGTTCAGGTGCTGGCATTAGTTGTATCTCCAAACATATTAGGGTACTTAGACATAGCTGTATAAATACTTTCTGTTAATTCTTTTGTTGTTTTAATCCGACCAGAAGTAATCTCACCACGAAGACCGCGATATACTTGGTCTTTAGATGAAGACTCTGGGTTAACTGCAAAGGCTTCATTCCATCTATCAATGTTATAATGACCTGACTCTAATAACTTAGAGACTTCCATTGCAGATTGTTTCTCTTGACTAGAGATAACCCTGCGTTGGGAATAGATCTTATTCTCAATAGCTTCTTTGATTGGCTGTGTTGCTGTCTCTTTAACTAAGACTTGTTCAGCAAACGAAGGGGAGCCATAAGCATCATTTGGTAAAGCTTGCTTACGATCCTGTAGACCAAAGCTTGGAATGAAAGTTCCATTCTGATTGTAGATACCAATACGACCATTGACTACCGAGGCTACATCAAACAAGTTCATTTGTTCTAGCTTCATAAAGTCAGAGGAGTGTTGGTCAGTAGATACATCAGGGTCTAGTTCATTATTCATAAGGAACTGATTAACCTTACCGCTCAATGAATTAGAATAGACCTGACTTGCCTTACTAAAGTTAGCCGTAGCCACTACAGTAGATAGCTTAGCTAACTCCGGAGCAAGAGCTGATCTTGCCCACTCTGGAGAGTTAGCCATACGATCTCTTAGGAAGAACTCCTTACTAGAGACACCACTGATATTGTTTAACTCAATAAGAGTTGTGTTAATAAAGTCACTGGTTGCCCCATCCTTACCAGATGGGTGCAACTTCTCGTATTCTTTCCAGAAGTAATTCCTGCTGTTGTTGGAAAGACTGTCGAGGGAATTATTATTCTTCCAGTAATTAAATCTATTCTGTGCGTTAGTAGGATACATCTTAGTGGCTAACTCTGTGATCTGATTAATCTTGGCAATGTCTTGCTTGTCAATCATCTCCTCAGTGTTAACTGCATCAACGGCATTGGTGTTTGTTTCAGTTGCAATCTGTTGCAATGAAGAGTATAAATCTTTTTTAGCCATTTGTTATTCTCTTTAAAATCTAAAATTACTAAAACCAGTATTACCTAAACTTGGACTTGGCATTCCACCCATGCCCATTAGACCACCGGAACCACCCGCCGCAGGTGTTTTACTTCCACCACCATACTGCATCTGAGCTTGGATACCAACAGATGCTCCCTGCAGACCAGCCTGAATTAAACCAGTAGTCAATGCAGTTGAGGAGTTGTTAGCAATACCACCCTTAGATGGGATGAAGACTCCAAGGTCTGGAGCAAAGGCATTGCCTCGTTGTCCTAGTCTTGTTTGTTGTTGTGTGATGATGTCTTGATAGGCACTACGATGGTTTAGCTTGAGGGCTACCATGTTGCTACCTAGGGCTTCAATGTTCTGACGAAGCATTGCTCTAGCAGTTCCACTGTTTGCAGTGATACCACGGGATGTCATTGAAGACATAAACTGTGCATTGACCTGTGAGGTTTGTTTGCTTAGTGTACTCTTTTGATTTGAGAATGACTTGTCTAAATAGTACTCTGCTAGTGCTCGTTCCGTTGCAGCACCCTTTTCAATCTGAGCACTACGCTGAAGGTTGGCTTGGAACTCTCGCATAACATTTCTGTCTTGCGTTGCCTTCTGCCATTGGTTCTGAAAGTTTGCATTCCTTTGCTGAATCTCTGCTGCTTGTGCTGCTGCGTCAGCTTGGCTAGCTGACCCCAATGCACCCATAACGCCAGAGGCTAAAGATAGTACGCCCATTCCTACTGCTACTCCTACACCCATTTGAGTCCTCTTTCTAAGAAGGATAAGATATCTGGTATTGAATCTGTGAGATCCTCAGTACTTACCCGCATTATTTTATTTTGATTTTGATTGTTGAGCCACTCATTTAAATGAGTAGCATGCTCGTAGAATATATCTACTGGATTGATTAGGGTAGCAAAAACAGGGTGTAGTTCACATTCATCTTTAAAGACTTTGTATATACTATACATCTGAGCTAGCTTATCTTTTCTTTCTAAGACAACAATACGAGATATTCGATTTGTGTTAAGGGTTATTAAATCAGGATACCATAGTTTTACAATATGGTTATTTAATTGTTTAGGGTCTAGTGTGTTTGTTTCCCAGTATCCCTTAGGGTTATGTTTAGGAACAACCATGTTATTGAATGCCTCCCCTATGATGGGGAGTCCTGCCTTCTTAGCACTCTGCATTACAAATGAAGTACCAGTACGGGGACCAATACCTGTTACAACAGCTATACTCATTTACGATTTCTTTTTAATATAGATTTACCGAACCTACCCTTTGGAATATCCTTTCCATTCAACAAAACAGCACCGGAGATTCTATCACCTAGAAGACCAAGTACTCTTTTGTTTCCCATCCAATCTTTAATCTGATTCTTGTAGTCTTCCTGTTGTTTGTAAATCAATTCTCTATCTGGATCAATAGCCAAAGCATTAACCCAATGGGACACAGCAGCACTCAGTACATCAACACGGTCATCATGCTTAAGAGCACCCCGCTTGTTCTGTAGTCGAGTGATCTGCATCTGATTCTCTTTGTCTTGGATAACTCCAACATCAAACACAAGACGGTGTTGTGCCATGATTGGCTCAAGTGTACTTAAGATTCTATTCTCCTTAGATCCTGTAACCTTGTACTCTTCAATTCCAATCTGCCCACAACTCTGTGCAATGACAGGCTGGATAATCTTACCGAACATACCATCACCATAGTTAGACTCATACTTAACAAGGTTAATCTTGTATTGATTAATAAGCTTACAGATCTTCATAAGGGTAACACTATCGTATCCTCCTTGAATGCCTGTCAATTCATGTATCACAATATAACCATGAGCAAAGGAAGCCACACATAGAGCTGTCTCATCCGCACCACGACCTGAGGGATCTATGAATAAGACCGTCTGATTGTAGGGAACAAAGGATGGCTCAATATGCATAGGCTCATAAACAAGATCACCCTTCATACCAAATGAAGAGACTCTCTTATTCACAACACTCTTAGCATGAACTACCTTGACTGGGAAGACCTGTGGATCTACATCCAATACAATTAAATCTTCTAATCTAAGGGGGTATCTTTTGACATCTGAAGTCGATGTCTTAAGCTTGTAGTGTAAGTCAAAGTTGGTCGGACCAATCTTCGCTTCAATTTCAGCAAGCTTTTCTGTGGGAAATCTTTCAGGCTGAGTCGATTCTCCCGGCTCAAAGCCCAGACCAAGAATATATTCATCAACATTTTCTATCTCTTCGGGGTTAGTTAAGTCTGGCATGACAGCCGGAAACTTAACGGTGGGGTAAATCCCACCTAGTTTATTATATACAGAGTCTTTAGATTGTGGTGTACCTAAGAATCGGATACTAGCCACATCAACTTTATTTACTACATTCTCTAACTCCAAGCATCTCTCCCAGAGTTTCTCTCTAGCCTGAGGGGAGTCAGAGTTTTCTACAATCTCAACATCATCACCAATAATCTGATCAGCATGTAGACCTGTGATCTGTGAGGTAATACCCTTAGCAGTTACTGACAGATCCTGTCCGAACTGGGTACGGGTATGTACATTAAAACCAAAGGCACTATCCTTGTCATTCTCTAATGGCTCAAGATCCTTCATGTAAGGAACCTGAGTTAGGATAGCTCTGGTCTGGAACACAAACTTAATAGCCCGGTCAGCCCCTGCTGATAATACAAGTATTGTAGTATTGTGATTCAACAAGAGTAACCATGAGACATAGCATGCCATGATTACAGACTTGCCGTCACCACGCCCTGCCTGTAGGAGCATATCCTTAGTTCCTACTTGGAGCCGATGTGCCATAGCGTATTGCTTAGGGGTAGGTTGACCCAAGCCTAGGTACTTGAAACAAAAATAAAGATGGTTTCTAAAGTCTTCTAGGACTTCTGGGGGAGCTTTCATGGGCTTCCTTTCTAAACCCCCTAGCAGGGGCTATAAACGGTTTCTCAGTCAATAGGCTATCTTGCTAGCCCAAGTACAATCAAATGGTTCCTAAGGGCATTCCTGCCCCTAGGAACCGTTGTGTTAAATCTGGGTAGACTTAAATTTGAATGGCATCTTAGCCTTCATTGCCACCTCTAGGGTGTCAAGGGAGGTCGTAGGGATACCATCTAGAGCTTCCCGGTTGTCGTTGACCACGCCACGAATGACTTGGTACAGACCGGGGGTACTCTTTGTATCGTCCTGAAGATCGTCTAGAAGACGCTCAATAAGACGAGCATTTAATTGAGTGATAAGTTCTTTATTCACTTCTTCTTGAACAGCTCAGGCAGCTTGCTCACTGGAACGACTGATCCAGCAATATAGCCAACCACGCAAAGAAGACATGCAAACCAAACTGAACCGATAAATGATGCCATAATATTATCCTTGTACTTTCTTATATGCAGCATCGAAGGCAGGATCTCCTGCTCTGAATGCTGCGATTGCTTCTCTAATGGTAGTAGGATCTGATTCGTCCTTGGCTTCAGCAAGCAACTTAGCTTGTTGAATCTTCTTCTCTGGGATAAACAACCCAAGAGAATATACTACCTTCTTAATTAATGTACCAATTCCTGTATACCACAGGAGTACACATACACCCAATATAGCTAAGGCAATAAAGCCGTAGCTAAGTAGGTCTGCCCACCAAGGGGTACTGTCTTTTATATTGCCTAAGATACCCGCAATGTCCTCAGATTCACCAAGGATGTTACGGGCGTATTTGTGGGCGACTACGATGTCCTCCGTATTAAGTATCTGTAAAGCACTTGCTTGTATCTTATAAGTGCTTGATGATATCTCATTAACAGAGGAACATCCTGTAAGAAAAACTAGTAAGAATATCTTACGCATTAATTCCTTTCCAGCATCTCAATACGATACCGTAGTTCCTTCAACTCAACCATTACAGCCACCATGTTTTTTCCTAATTCAATATCAGTCTTAACTAGATCTCTAGTTATGTCTTTTAATAGAAGAAGTTCTGCCATGCTGTTGTCGATTTGAGCCTCCCTTTTGCCTAGGCGTATAATAACAGTAACTACCCCAATGGTGAGAATAGCTAATTGCAATACCGAAACATAGATACCAATGTTATTCTCATTCATGGGAAATCCTTATGAAACTCTTAGTATAGTAAAGCCAACTCTTGTGCTAGTACTTGAAGTGGTTCGTGTATACAGTTGTATATTACCAGCTCCAGAAAGAAGAGTTGGGTTATTAGGAACAACTGCTGGTGGTGCAGTATTATTAGTAAGATCTACAGTCGGAGTAGCTGTTACTTCATTACTCAATGCTGTTGCAGTAGTTATTACACCACTACCTGAAACACCCTTAAATAGTAAATAAGCAGACTCAGTACCTTCAACTGCCAAAAATAAAGTACATGTTACATTACCTGAATTACCGTTATAATTATATTTAACTACTGTAGGAACACCGATTGCTATTGTACTTAAATCAATTGTATTATTAGTACCATTAATCATAGGTATAACGCCAAGTGAATCTACAGTTCTATCTCTCTGTAGTTTTGCTAGAGTTCTTTCATAAGCAAACGGTGCAGTAAGATCTTGAGCATCAACATAAGTCTTATTAGTTAAGTGATTTCCATCAGTTGGAACTGTACTTGCAGTTACCAAACCACTTACTACAAGCGTACTACTTAAAGTTGTAGCACCACTTACTACAAGCGTACTACTTAAGGTTGTAGCACCTGTTACCGCGAGAGCACCACTAAAGGTAGCAGCTCCAGAGTTAACTATAGTTAATCTACTTGCGGGTGTTGGGGTTCCAGTTTGTACAATAAAACTACCAGAACCAGCTCCAAGAGTTTGATTTGTAGTAGCCAATGCTCCAGCAGTAGACATGTATGTACTACCAAGTCCAGAGATTGCAGTATCCATCACACCCTTAGTAACAATAGCATCATTCGCTGTTGTTACTGTTGTGTTTGTAGCATTAGCAACTAAGTATGCTTTACCACTAGCAGGTGTGCGTAAGATAATGTCTCCAATTTGATTAACACCTGTTGCAGACCCTGCTCGATTAATAGAAGTTGTAGCTGCAGCAGCTGTACCACCAAACGCAATTGTAGAAGCAGCTGAACTTAGAGCAAGTGTGCTACCAAGAGTTACTGCACCAGTGAATGCACTTGTTCCAGTAACACCAAGTGTTGTAGACACAGTAAGGCTACCTGTAACTGCAGTAGCAGCTGAGGTTGGCGCAAGTGTGAGTCCAGCAGAAGAACCAATTGTAGTAGATCCTACAGTAATGCTACCAAGAGTAGCAGAACCAAACTGAACAGCACTACTAGTACCAATGCTTTGTGGTAGTGTCAAAGAAACAGCACCAGTAGCAATACTTGCTGTGATCTGGTCGCTAGAACCTGCAATACTTAGAACACCTGTGTTGTTAAGAGTTAGAGTATCCGTAGTTGCATTTGTAGTAATAGTAATACCAGACCCTACTGCAAGATTTAAAGTATCTGCAGTTCCGTCAGCCACTACATTGGGTTGTCCCGATACAGTTATTATAGAGAAAGAGTTAGGTAAAGTTAAAGAACTAGCAATATTAATTACCTTGGTTGCATTATCACCAGTAACGGTAATACCAGAACCACCCGAAATAGTTAGTAAAGCATTATTTGAATTTGCACTAACTTCTGTAGAACCACCAGCAATTCTCTTAAAGATATTCTGTAAAGAACCACGGTCACTGTTTGTTACAGTAACAGCAGCTGTTTCACCAGTTCCTGATACTGTTATACCATCACCAGCAGATACCGTAGCTACATAGTCTCCAGTAGTATCAGCACCAAGAGCAACAGAGTTATTAACAATAGTTGCATTGAGTGTAACACCAGCAGAACCATCAAAGGTAATATTACCAGATAGATCTCCACCTAAAGCAAGATTCATTCCAGTTGTCCACTTAGCAGCAGAAGCAGCTGACCCAGTTAAAGTAGAGTCTGTGAATGCTAATATCTTTTCTCCCGATGCAGTTTGCATCTTAAGAGTACTACCTTGATACCATACAGCACCTTCTAAAGGACTGGTTGGTGCAGATCCTGCAATAAATCGTAAAGGTGTTACAGCAGCAGTACTAGTAACTAAAGTTAAAAGACCAGCCATTGTACCGCCAGCCTTTGGCAAGGCAGCATTAGCAGTGGTTTGAGCTGTAGTTACATTACTATTTGTAGTAGCTAGACTGCTGTTAGTTGCAGTTAGATTTGCTTGAACACCTACAGCATAATCATTAACAGTTTTTATAGCAGAAGAAGTAGCTGCTGTATCAGTAAGTGTAGAGTTTAGTAAAGAAGATAATCTTACTATAGTAGAACCAGATGAAAGTTCAAGACCAGTACCAATTTTAATACCGCCTAATGCTGTGCTACTTGCAGCAGCAATAGAAAGCACACCGGGACCAGTGATACTCAGACCACTGTCATTGCCTGTACTAATCTGTACTAAACCAAGAGCACTTGTTGTAGCTGCATCCCTATAAGCAATTTGTTTAGTGGCTGAACTTGTTCTAAACTGTAAGACATCATTAAGATTCCACAGGTCACCACTAACTAATGTACCAAGTGTTGCTGCACTAGAAGGAATAGATAGAGAAGCTATTGCAGTAGTTGCAGCAGCAGTCCTTAGCTTTCCTGTCATTTGAATAGTACCATCAATAAGCATGCTTGCTTGTCTTAATGCATTAACAGCAAAGCCAGAAGCAGCAGTTGTAGAACTATTTGAATTAATAACATCCGTTAGATTAACATTTAAAACATCTGTACTAGTTAATCCTAATGTAGTACCTACTTTATAGCCACCTCTTTGGGTGGATGATCCTACATTTAGTGTGATATTTCCTGAAACATCTACATTTAAACCACTAGTTGTTGGGACTTGCACAAGACCTAAAACAGCAGCACCAGCAGTTGCTGCTGATACAGAACGGGATGTTCCAAAGTTTCTAACAGTAAGTGTACCAGATGGTGTAATTCCAGTAGTTAAATAAACAGTTACCGTTTTTGGGCTTACGCTGGTATTTAATAAAAAGAATTGTCCGGCTGCTGCAGGAACTGTAGTAGTTGGAACATATGTTCTATTTTCAGAATCAGTTACAACTAACATTTCTCCTGTTGTTGCAGCAAGTGTGGATAATGAGAACACATAAGGTCTATTACCATTAACAGCTGTTCCGGCACTTCCCCAAGCATTTGTAAAAGTCTGAGGATCAGTAACTGCTTGTCCATATAAAGTAAGACCACGGACATAACCATAGTTTACAGCATCATTATCTGCAAGAGATGCTCCTGATCTCATAGCCAGATTAGAAATAAAAGCATTACTAGCTGTGATTTCGCTGCCAATTTTAACAAGAGCATTGCTATTAAAGTACCCTAATGGCACAGCATCACTGTTATCAGATGGAGTATCAACACCACGAATCTTTTTATTAGCACCTGATTTAAATGCAGTGAAATTAGTACCATCCCAATATACAGCATTGCTTTGAATTGGAGTTACGACTGCAGCAGCTAAACCAGATATTGTTTGATAGTTAGCGACAGTTGTATCTACATACAATTTATTAGCTGCATGACTATCTACAGTGGGTGTAGCAACACCAAAGATATTTTGATTATTTGAAGATCTTAAAGCAGTAAAGCGGTTATTAGTTGAATCCCAGAACGGAGCATTTGCTTGAATCTGCGTCAGTGCAGCAGCATTGAAACCACTAAGACTCTGAAAATTATCCACTACATATTTCTTAGTAGCTGCATCTTGGTCGGCTTCTGGGTTAACTACATTACTAATCTTTTTAGTACCTGCGTTGTAGAATGCTCCACCAGCATGCGAGATTGCTCTATTATCAATAAGAGTATTTACAGCTGCATCAACACCACTAACATTTGCAATAGCCAGAGCGGCTGAAGTAAGGGTATTAATACGACCCTTAGCATCCACAGTAATCACTGGAATATTAGACGCACTACCAACTGTTCCTGCTGTTGGTGCAGTAGCTGGCGCAGGAATACGATCCTCATTCAGAATACCAGAAGTAATTTTATCTGCGCTTATAGCTCCAATATCACTATCTGTAAAAGCACGATGTGATACATCAAAAATACGACCCTTAGCATCGACCTTAAAATCTTTAATGGGTGATGTATTCCAAGTTGAAGCCGCTGTATTAACAGTGGGTACAAGTGGAACAGCATCTTCTGGTAAAACAAAAGTACCACGATTAGAGGCATTAATATTTCCAAGATCAATAGCAGGAAGATTTGCTGAAGGAATTGTACCACCTGCTGCAAAGTCAATCTTACCAAGAACAATAGATGTATCACCAATAGCACTAGTTGGCAAAGTATAATTATTATCATTGGTTGTACTTAGCTTGCTTAATGGAATACCACTAGGAAGATCTCCAGTACCCATAGCTCTATGGCTAGCACTAGTTACTCTACCTTTAGCATCATATACAATCTGTAACATATTGTTAGCATTACCAGCTGCGCTAACACCATAGGTACCAGCTCCAGTAACAGAAGTAGCTGGTAAATCATTTACTTCAATAACTCTACTAGTAGCTTCAGTTACAATACCTTTATCATTTATTACAAGACGAGGCAATGCACCTGCAGCTGTACCGCTAGCTGAACCATAAGTTCCAGCGGTTACTCCAGAAACAGGAAGATTAGCAATACTAATAGCTGTATCAGAAACACCAGTAATAATACCTTTGTTATTAATCGCAAGAGTTAAAAGCTTACCGCTACCATATGTAGTACCAGTAACAGTAGTTGTAGGAAGATCGGCATAAGACATACTACGATGACCAATAGAACTAATTCTACCTTTAACATCTGTAGTTAGATACACCATATTATTGTTATTACTATCGGTACTTGATCCATACGCGGTTGCAGAAGCTAAGATATTTTCTAAAGCTGAAGAAGGAAGAGTATAAGTTACTCGTGTAGCAGAAAGCTTTTCCAAAGGAATGCTTGCATTAGCAAGTCGTTCTGCAGCTAAAGTACCCGTTACTAGATTAGTTGCATTGGTGGTTTGTCCAATTGTTGCTGCATCAGAAGCAACCGAACCATCAGCTAGATTTGTTAACTTAAGTCCCGTAGCAGTAAAATCTCCAGTGAATGTTGAAGATGATGTATTAACACCAGTTTTATGCAAAGTACCATTAACAATACCATCAACCACTGTACCTAAATTAACAAGGAAAGTATCGGCATTAAAATTAAGACCTGAAGCATCTGTAATAGTAGTTCCGGCTTGTGTGAATGCTGGCGAATTAACATCTTTAATGTAATTGTTATTCATCTTAAGATCGCCCTGTCCAAGGAAAGGACCATCTACTGCATTCTCATCATATTTTAAAATAGCTTCATTACGAAACTTTGCTACTAATTCTTGAATGTTATACTTTAACTGATCAAACTGTAAGTTTAATTGCGTTGTGGTTAATCGTGTACCGGGTGCAAAAGTAACAATACTGTTTATTGAAGGGGTCTTGCGCCGGATATAAACTTTATCGTATTGTCTAGTAATACCATTAATACTAGAAGAAGTAGCTTGAACAACTGGAATATCTAGGTCTGGAAAAACACTAGCCTGTAAAGTAAATGTTCTAGAATAAGGATAGTATAAATCGTTTTCAGTCTGAACTGGAATCGTACTAAGATCTTTAAATGTTAATACTTTTGTCTGCTCATTGATTGTATACCAATCTTTTGGAAAGATAAACATTTGTCTACGATCCGCAATAGTAAAAGAATATGCACCAAATTTAGTATCAAAGCCTGTATCAAAGATTCGCTCAACTTCAATCTGATCAATCAAAGGAATATTTGGTAAGAAAGCTAATGAACTTAAATCAAAGGTGCCACTTGCTACTGATGTATTGCCATTTGAATCAAAGATAAGTGTTGCTTGTGCTATATTTAAATTATCATATGTTGTCATATGTGTCTCCGTTAACTGTCAATGGTTGTGTATTTCTGTTTAAACTTACCCTTGAACTCCATGTTCGTAATATTTACTGGAGTTGGGTATTCACTGGTAATTCTAATAGTAGTTGAATCTGAGTACCCAAGAATCTTGGATACAAACTCACCTTGCTTTTGAAATATCTCTAGAGGTAGAGTATCTTCATAGATTGTATACTCTGGTCTTGTTGGAATATAGCTTGTTGTAAATGCGGGTCTACCTCTATGGGTTACTTCGATATCATATGGTCCAGTGAAGTAGTGTCTAAAGATAGCACTACGAATATTCAATACACCATCTATAATATTATTATTCTCATCGCGTACAAAGAGAGTACTAAGTTCTACATTCATCTTAAACTTAAGACCAATGTATACATAGTAATTACTAATTGCATAGTTTGCACCAATGACTACAATCTCTG